CCATCTGAACGTCGTCCAGCGGAACATCGAACCGCATCGCCTCATTCATCTCTCCGCTGAAGGCATCCATGTCGTCAGACATGTCATCGAAGAAGCCGGGAATCTCCTCGTCCGCACCGTCGAAGAATTGCTCGGTTGAGATTGTACCGAGGGACTCTTGTAAGTCTCTATCTTCGATGTTCTCCATCGAGTCGTCAAATGCGGTGAACGTGTCGTCCGGTAGTTGCGGAACGTCGAATGTCTCGACCGATTCACCAAAGTCATCGAACGATGCTTGGGTAGTACTTATACTGTCGCCAACATTGTCGAGTCCGCCACCGAAGTCACCGAGGTCTGCTTGCGTAGAGCCAAGCTCACTACCGAAGTCAGCGAATGTGCCCTGCACAGCCTCGGCACTGTCGTCAAACTCATCAAGCGACAACGCCGCTTCGCTCGGACCAGCAGAGAGCGCACCAGCCTCAAGTGCGTCAGTAACGTTGTCGAAGTCTCCGAGCGCCTGTTGTGCGGCTATGGCACTATCGTCAACCTCATCGAGTGAACCACCAAAGTCGGTGAGTGCCGCTTGTCCAGCGTCGATGTCTCTAAAGGAGAGTAGCTGAGTTTGCGCATTATCGAGGTCGTCAACCGAGCCAGCGAATGCTCCACCAACCTCGTCAGCAGAGTCGCTAAAGTCCAGTAGACTACTGTCTACAGTTTGTAGCTCGTCATCGAAGCTGGAGAACTGGCCACTTGCATCACGGAATCCACCATTGAAGTTTTCGAACGTTCCGAGCGACGACTGCATCGCTCCGTCCATTTGGTCAGTGCTATCCGTGACAGCATCAGCCGCATCACCCATCTCGTCATTGATGGTTTCACTAACGCCCTCAGTCGTATCCTTCAGGCTATCCATCAACTCAGCGTCCTCAGCGTCAGGCGACGGCATGTCTACGTCACCATCGCCCAAGCCACTGAGTGTCTCATCGACATCACCAGTAGCCATCTCGCTAACGTCGATGTCGCCAGTGGCTTCAGTAACGCTTTCAGCCGCGTTAGTACTGGCTTCATCGAGTCCGTCCATCCCTTCGACAACGCCATCGAGTCCACCAGCTTGAACGTCATCAAAGGCCTCGGACATATTTCGAGTAGACTGCATCGCATTGAACGAGGAATCGTTCATCGAGTCCATGCTGTCAGCGGCGTCGTCGATTTGCTCCGTACCTTCTTCGACAGCTTCCGCCGCTGTACCCATAGCTATATTCGTCTCAACGTACTGATTACGGAGACGTTCGAGGTTGGTTTCAGCTTTTTCGATTGCCTCAGCCTGCTCCCGGTACTCCTCAGCCAAGTCCTTCTGAAGCTGACCGGAGGCTTCCTGAACGCTCATGTTACCAAGCAGAACTTGGCCAAGAGCGCGGAGGTGTTCGAACTGATTAGCCAGCGCACTATTTAGTCTCGGAACAATACCGCCAGCGTTCCGAATCGAGCCAACCCACTGACTCATTGTGTTGGCCGCGCTGATTCCAACGTTCGCAATCGTATCAGCGATTCCAACAAACTTGTTGGCGGCGAACACGAGTGTTCCGATGAATAGCGCCGCCTGCATCGCACCGTTGCTCAGCTTGTTGAATACGTCGATTAACGCAGTTGCAATATCAACTGCAACTGAAAGTGCAGGTGCAAGGCCTTGGAAGATTTGCGTCGCTGTCTCGATAATGCTGGTTAGTAGGTCAAGTACAGAATCACCAAGATTTCCAACAGGTCCGGCGAGGTCTTGCGTGATGCGACCCATAAAGCGAAGTGCATCGGGCAAGTTAGACATGAACCACTCGAAGAAGCGAAGGAGAACTGGGTTCATCATCTCCATCATATCTTCGATTCCGTTCGCAATATTATCAAACTCGCCACTGATAATATCTGAGATACCACTAAAGAGTGGCATGAACGTACTTCGCATCTGGCTAATCGTTTGCGCGAGCCTGTTTGTCAGGTCAGCCGCGCCCTCGATAAGCGTAACGAAGAACTGTGTGTTTTCAGCCGAGCGGAGTGGCTCAAGGGCCTCGATAAAGAGGTCCTTAATTCCGCCCATAACAGCCTGTAATGTCTCGGTGGAGTCAGTTAATCCATCGAACTCAGCCTGCATATCCTCCAAGAATCCGAGCGCACCAGCCGCAGTAAATGCACCGAGTGCAACTGTTGCCGCACCAAGGGAGGAAATAAATGCTCCCATCATCGTGACAACTGAACCCATGGACGCCGCAATAGGTAGCAGTGGTGCAAGGTTACGAAGCGAAACGTTGAACGCTCCAATGTTAATCGAGAGTGCGCTACCGCTGAGGGATAGCTCCTCCATGACGGTATTCAAGACACCCATCTGGCCAGCAGTCTTCAGGGCATCGTCACCCATCTCGTCTATTGCATTACCAGCAATAGTCATTGCGCCAGCATTGGTCGCGGCTACCGCTGTTGACATTCCTTGAACAACAGAAAGGCTCTCGAACGCACGACGGGCGGAGTCAACCTCACCCTCCAAGTCGTCCATCGTGCTACCGACGCTCTCGCTCGCCCGATTTGCGACCTGCGTGTTCGCACCGTACATATCCATCGTCATCGCAAGACCATCGACTGCACGGTCAGTCTCGTTTACTGCTCCACTAAGACTCTCCTGCGCTCGCTCCATCGAACCGCTCGATACAACGTTGCTCTCAAAGTTGTTACTAAGAGATTCAACGCTACGACCGAGGTCTTCGACAGACCCTCCTATCTTTTCAAGGGTGGTCGAAATGTTGTCAACAGCTTCTAATGCCGCTGTAAGTCTTGCTTCCGCCATGTGTTATATTAGGTAATGTGTGTCGTATTTTTGGTGACTGTTCCGCCGCTGTTGGTTACACCACTTCCACCACTATCGCTATCTTCTCGCCGCATTTTCTTGCGTTGCTCTTTCGCGTGGAAGAAGAACTCAAGTTGCGGCTGAGTTATCTCATCGGCAAAGGCCTTCCGCTTCGTGCCATCGTCTTCTGTGATGCTAAAGCCGTGGCCTGCCTCAAGCGCGTAGTAGAGGTGCTGACCTATTGCTGTGCGTGAAAATCCTTGATGTCACCGCTCTTCTCGAAGGAAATCTCGATGATTTCCGCACCAAGGCTGAACAGCATTTCGAAACCGAGAGCTTCGACAATCTGCTCCATCTGCGTATTTGTCAGGTCAGGGTGGCTCAGCGACTCAGAGCAGAGGTCCTCGAATGCCGCGACAGTCGCTTCTGTCACAGCAGAGGCACTCATGCCCTGATTCTCAAGCTCCTCCTCAGCTTCGTCGTAGTCGTCCGTCTCCTCGACGGCGTTGAACATCTCTTCTGGAAGGCGCTGAATAACCGATGCAAGCACTCGCTTGCTCACCGGCTTCATCGTTACGTTTTCCAGATTCTCTCCCGAACTGTGTTCGAGAGTGATAGTATCGTCATTGTCCTGTCCCTTTACGATTCGGTCGTAGAATGCAATCGCGTCGTTTTGTTCTGTCATTGTTTTAAGTAAATCGGTGGTTTCTGCAATGCGGCAAATAACTCAATCATCCGCCCCTCAAAATAGGTGGTGTGTCAACGGGGTTTTTGATTGTAACGAGTGTTGCCTAACACCCGTAGTTAGCGTTAGTCTATTACGAGACGTTCTGCCGAGAAGTCGAAGGACTGCGTTGTGCGGTCGTCCGCAGGCATGTCCTTCGAGTGACTCGTAATCATCACGTTCGTGAAGGTGTAGGACTGCCCCTCACCGTCAGTGATTGTGATGCTCGAAAGATATGTCGGAAGCGTTGTGTCCAAGTCCTCGTTCTCGGCACTTGCGCCCCACACTGTCTCTCGAAGGTCGTTGTTTCGTCCAGCAGACTCGAAGGAACCGGAGTACGTTACTCCAGTAATGGCGATGTTCTGCGAGTAGGAATTGTTGAACTGAACCTCGCTGGTTTCAGCCTCCTCGGAGAACGAAACGCTCGTAATCGGCACAGGGTCACTGCCGCCGGGTACTTCGAGAGTTACGTCTACACCTGTCTCTTTTTGGTCGTCGTTGTATTCGAATGGCATATTATATTACCTCTTTACGTGTTGATTGTGACAGTCTCGTCAATCCGCTTGACGATTCCGAATGGCGTGAAGCCAATGTCAATCTTCACCTCGTCCGCGTCGGTCGAGGACTCGTACACGTCAACGAACCAGTTAGTCTCCTCAGCCGAGTTCGGCTTGAGAAGTCGGTCGCCAACAAGCTCTCGAATCTCTGCCGAGATGAGGCGTTCGGCGGCATCACGAGTATCCGCATCGTTGATGCGACCAATGATGGTGTCACCAATGGTCTTCCCGATGAGAATAACTCGGTCAGCAATCCGACGACGCCAGAAGTCTCGCTCCCAGTCCGTCTCCGTACTGGTAGAGAGATTGTCCTTTACGCGGATGGAGCCAGCCTGTCGGACAGGAATGACGTTCTCTCCACGCATGTTGTCAGCGTCGGCCTTCGTGAACCGCTGTTCAAGGTCGGTGTATCCCGAAACCGGGTCGTTGTAGATGGGGTCGCTGATAGGATTACCAGCGAACAGTCCACCTACGCCACCGAGGATTGTACGCGGTGTGTTCTCCTGACGAACAGGAGCGAGCTTGAAGTAGTAGTCAGAGTCAACCGAACCCTGAGAGTACGCATCTGTGTCGAAGCGTGCATCCCGGCGCACGTATCCACCAGAGTCGTCCTCGATAGGCTCGTTGTTGTTCGGCTCAGCGCCGGACAGGACATTGACGAGCTGGAATGCCCCACGACGGGTGGCCGCCGCACTGTTAGCGTCGATGGACACAAGGTCCGAGTCGCTAAGCACGTCGTACACACCTGTCTCGTCTTCCTGAACTACCCGAGTGACAGGCCCCGCTTCGAAGGCGCTCTGCCAATCAAGGTACTTGTAGTCGAACTGGAGGTCGCCAACTGGCGACTGGTCAGCAATGTACTCACCAGTAAGCGGATTGACCACAACTGTCTCGGTCGCGCCCACATCGTCAGTTGGAGCGTCTCCGGGTGCGCTGAGGTCGTCGTCGTATGAGTACCGTACCTCAAGGTCAGTTCCGGGCGCGTCGTCGTCAACGACAGTCAGCGCCGAAATGTTCGATTCGTCCGATACGTCTTCTTCCCAAATGGGTGCGTTGTTGAGGGTCCCAGTCTGCGTTGACTGAACCTCGCCAACTACGTTGAAGCGACGCGGGGCGACTCCGTAAAGGAAGTCGATGTTCGCGCCATTACCGAGGGCTTCACGCATCCCGTCAGCCAGTTCACTACCACTACCGAAGTTAGTGTCTGCCTCACGTCGTGCGTTAATCTGCGTCGGTTCCTCAAGGGAGCCAACGAGGTCTGTTGCAAGACCGTCCTCGTCGCCATCGGACGTTACTGTACCGTCGTCCTCATAGCTTGCTTCACCGAAGATGACGAGCTTCTCTTCTTCACCGATGGAAACGGCTGTAATGCCGCCACCGGCAACCTCTACTCGTACACCGGGGAAACTTCCATAACTTGTTACCATGTATTATTTACCTGTTGTCATTAGTGGTCGAGTTTGTACTGTCCAACGTATCTCCACCAACCGGATACGTCATGTGCTATCTACCGTTCCATCTTCTTCGCTGTCATTGAAGTCCCCGTCGCTCGGGTAACTGACAGCGGCGATGTAGTCTTCATCTGTGCGGAACTCCTCGCAACCCCACACTTCGACCTCCTGTGACCACCGTCGTACAGTTGGTGTCTGAATCAGGTCATCAGTTCGCTCTCCCGGCCTAAGCCGGAAGTACGTGATTTGGTCGATAGGGTTGCTATCTTCATCCAAGAATGGCTGTTGTGGGCCATAGGATGAGTGCGGATAGAGCGCACGTCGAAGTCCTTCTCCGAGGTCGTCAGGGTCATACCCATCATTCTTCGTTGTCCAGATGTCAATTTGAATTGTCATCTCGTACTCGGAGTAGTAAATCCGGCCAGTCCTGTTGCCATCGTCATCGGTCACGTATCCCACGAGGTCAGTGTTGTTCACGACCACATGGTCTACTTCGACCGGAGTAACCTCAAGCAACGGGAGGTCAACGTCGGCGTCGTCAGACGCGGCGTCAGCCTCTTGTAGCAGAAGGCTCATCTCGGATGGGAGTTCGCCGGATTTTGCGACTGCTGTCGCAATTGTCTCCATAGTGTCTCTCGGTGAAACCATTATGTGTTCTCCTCGAACTCTTTGTTGAGTTCTTCTGCCGCAATCTCTTCGAGTTTACCGCTATTTCTCATCTTCTGGATTGCGGCCTGCCAGTATCCTGTTGCGTCAGGCCCATCTACTGACCGTGCCCACACTGGTTGTCCCTCAACTGTGAACTTGAGGAACTCTCCATTTTTTGGCGTGATTTCGCCCGGATACCCAAAGTTAAGCACGACTGCTCTCTGACGGACTTGTGGGTGTGGCCGAACAGTATAACTGCTTGGGCCATCCTTCTCGACCAGCCATGCGTCGCTCGTTGCCATCGCGGGTCCGTCGCCGGACTCGTATGGACTTATCTTGCTGGCAGGAGATTTAATGCTGGACTCGAAGACCGCCTGTCTTACCATCCCAGCCATCTCTTGTGCAGCACGTCGCACGGTATTCTCCTTAACAGACTCCATGTCGATTGCTTCAAGCGTGATTTGGAAGTCCTCCAAGTCGTCGGAGAACTGTCCAATGTTCATCTCAAGTGCCATTAGCAATCACCGTCAGGGTCACTGGTTGTGTACACGTATGGACCAGTTGACTGTCCACCGTCTTCTTCGAGAATGCCGGAGTCAAGAATCTTTTCTACGATTTCATCGTAGCGGTCACAGAAGGAGTTAGCGTAATCCGTCTTGTTAGTTCCGCTGTCGTCCAAATCCCCGAGCTTAGTCGAGGTTGGGTCTTCTGCTCCTTTAACAAGTTCGCATGTCGCCTTCTGCTTAATGGCCGCGATAACTTGTGGAATCCGGTCTTCTGGCGGAATTTCCTCACCATCGTACAAGTCGAGTTCAACAGAGGCCTCTGCAAATTCCAGAGAATCCTCTTTCTCTGCCTTGTCGTAATCGTCAGGAACCTGTCGGACGGGAACGTCTTCGAGGTTCACGTATTTTGGTGAGTATGCCATTATAATCCAGTGGGTTTAAGAGCGTTGGACAGTACGAAAACTCGTATTATCCGTCGATTTGTGCCGCCGCGTCTTGGAAGATTGTCGTCCACGCCTTACGGGTGAAGGCCTGCACAACGTCTGCCTGTCGCTCAGGCTCCTCGTATTCGCGGGTGGACATCGGAGTACGAGTAAGCTCGTATCCGTAGCGCGTCGAGTCAACGGCGATAGCGCCGTGACCGTCAGCAGTGATGTCCTGCGTGGAGTCGAGGATGACAGTCATACCGGCGACTGTCCCGACCTCACCAGTTCGAACAACCTCGTCACCCTGCTCGGTTGCACGGTTGAAGTTGCTGTCTGTGAGGAGGTCAACGTAGGCGTCTACGTCCACGAACAGAAGGTCCGGGTCGTAGTCGTCCTCGGAGAGCGCCTTGATTCCCTCAGTAATGTCACTGAAGGACATGGTGCTGTTACCGTCACCGATAGCGTTACTGTCACTATCCTGCGTCTGAAGGTTACTGGAGAGCTGGTCGAACGCTTCTGCGTTCAGCTTCTCCGCCATTGCGCGAGCAAGGTCCTCGATTTCTCGGGCCTTCATCTCGATGAGTCCGTCCTCCATCGCTTCCATGGTGAGGGAAACCTCGCCCATGTACTTCGCGAACTTCACCGTCTTCTCGCTAACTGTACTCTGGTGTCGCGGGGACTCCTCACCCTCATTGACAATAGTCGGACGCGACATCTCGTCATTGTCAATGTGGAATGTGTAGGAGTTCGACTCGATGCCCGACGCATCAATCTCTCGGAAGGCACGACGCCATACGAGATTCTCCTCGACAACTTCTTCTACCGTTTCACGAACGAAATCCTGCGTGATAACGTCGCGTGTTGTAAGTGCCATTTATATATACCTCTTAATTTTACCGCACCTGTACGCGGTATAGGTCGCTTGAACCAATCTGTTCGGCAACGTAAACGTCTGCGTTGTCATCCCAGTAGGAGCCAACTGTCACCGAAAGTCCGCTCATGTCTGCAATAACTTCGCCACGTACCTTTACGTTGGCCTCGGGGCCAACTTCTTCCTGACCAGTATCGCCGTAGACATCGTAGTTGGAAAGGATTCCAGCCACGTCGTCACCAGTGGCGGCGGCGGAGAGAACTCCACTGCCGTCAGCAGTTACCGGGATACCTTGGTCAAGTGTTACACCGCTCAGTGCTGTACCGTCTCCGTCTGGATGCTCGAACGAAACGTAGTCACCATTACGGCGAGTCTCGTCCCCTGCATCAAGGTCTTCAAATACCATTGTTTATTTACCCAAGAATCTTGTTGCGAAGCTCGTCACGCATTTCCTCGGCCTCGTCAGATTCGGAGCTAAGCTCCTCTTCCTCAGTGCCTTCGCCTGCACGCGATTCAAGCTCCTCTTCTTCGACATCGCCCGACTGCGGCTCCGAGTCCTCACTCGTCGCAAGCTCCTCAGCGGGGTCGCCAATCTGTTCCTCGTACTTCTCTCGAAGCTCCTCGATGGAGAACTTGTCAGTTAGCTCCTCAGCGGAGAACATGCCAAGCTCTTCTGCGAGTTCGGAGGCATAGGTTTCTGCAACCTGCTCTGCCTCTGCTTCGAGCGATTCCATGCGAGCGGACTCGACAACAACCGGCTCGTCTGCCTCTGCCAGTTCATCGACCTGTTCGCGGTCTACGTCGTCGAGAACGTCCGTTCGCTCCTTGAGTGCTTCCAGCGTGTCAGACATTTCCTCAAAGCGGTCTGCCTTCTGCTGAAGCTCCTCAAGGTCGTCCTGTTCTACTGCCACAGGCTCACTTAGTTCTGCGAGCTTCTGTTCAATATCGTCTGTCATATTAGTTACCTTAGTTGTTATGTCGTCCAACTCGCTCTCCTCGGACTTACCACTCATGCGCCGAAGGTCATCGCCAGTTAGGACATTAACCGAGGATGCTTCGCCTTGTGGCATCCTATCACGTTCGTCTCGGACACCCGGCTCGTCGCCAGTGTCGTCAACAGTGCGAGGCCGTTCGCCGTAAGCGCCAGCCTCTTCTTCTCCGAAGGTTGCGTCCTCGAAGTTGTCGTTAGCGAGGCCATCAATCATGTTGCTAATGGCCTCCTCATCTTCCTCCGATACAGTCTCGACCTGACCAGCGCGAGCCTTCGCATTGGCAAGAGCGTTGAGATTCAACGTGCCATCAGGCTCGACAACTGGTAGTGCGAGGTCACTGAATCGCTCGGGTGGGAACTCACCAGTCTTGGAAACAATGAAGTGGTTAGCGATTGCCTCTCGCTCGTCGCCCGATAGGTCTTCCCAACTCTCGTCAGTGAAGTCCTCAAGGTCGGGCGCATTCCACTCCTTGTCCTCGGCGGAGTCCCACTCAGGCTCGTGAATCGCCTGAAGCTCCTCGATGTCTTCATCGATGAACCGCTCAGGAGACTGCTCGCGGTTGCGCTTCTTGTCGGCATCAGAGGTAATAGGTCGCTCCTCTCCCTCTGTGCGCATTTCTTCCTCGTCCTCCTCATCGTCAGACTTGGAGTCCATGTATTTCGCCAGTGCCATCTCTGCCTCTTGGAATGCGCCTCCAAGTGCGTCATTGCCTTTGGCAACTGACATCATGCGCTCGATGAACGCTTCGTGCGTCTCTCCGGGCATGTACCACTCGTCTCCATCGAGTGTGTGCGAGTGACTGCCCTCGATTCCGAGTTCCTCTGCGGCGGCCTGAGCCTTCTCCTCAGAGGGATAGAGCAGATGCACGTCTTCGGGCATCGGGATGTCACCCTCTGCGGGCATGGCCTCGGACTCCTTGTCGTCCTCCATGTCGGGGTCCATCTTGTGCTTCGAAGCCTCCTCCTCAAGAGAGTCGAGCTTCTCCTGCGCCCAATCGACGCCTTCATCTCCACCCCACGCCTTCCACATCATCCAGCCACAATCGGCCTTACCCTCGTCGTCATCCATCTCGCTGTTCGAGCGATGACGGTTGAAAGCAGACATCTTCCCAAGCTGTTCTCGGGTGATGCCCTCGTCATTGGCGAGCTGATTTGCACGCTTCCAGCCAACATCTGTTCCGCAATCGTTCGGATTGTCAGTTTCCTCTCGTGCGTCGAGAGCCATCTGCGCGTTCTCTGAGGCGGCCTCGGGATAATCGTCAAATCGCTCCTCGGCCATCTCCTCTGACTCACGCGGCTCCTCGCCGCCATCCTGCGGCTCGATGTCAGAGAAGCCTGCTGTGACAGTGAATCCAGAAGAGACTACTTCTCCGCCTTCTTCTTCCATCACTTCGACCATCACAATCTGCTTCTCGTTGTCAACGTTGACAATCTTACCCATCATCTCAGGGTTGACCTGCCAGTGGACCATATCGCCGTCGCTCCACTCAGGTGCATCGATTGCCGCGAGCATCGAGAAGTCAGTCTCCTCAACAGTGGACTCCTTGTGTGCAACCATCGTGCCAGTCCGCTGGAACTTGTCGCCCTCGGACTCACGGTCAACGATTGCGATAAGGAGTGCCGGGTCGCCCTCCTCGGCGCAGACTTCTACGTCTCCGTCGATTTCATCATTGAAGCAACCCTCGGTCTGACGGTCAACGATAACGCCTCGTGCCATCCCACCACTGGAATCCCACTGAACCTTATCGCCTTCTGCCGCCATCTCTTCAAGTACGCCGTTCGAGTCCATCGGGTCGTCGCTGATGTCAGCTTCTTCCTGTGCGCGAACCCACTCGATAAACTCATCGTGGTCAGCGCCGGGAACAAACTCGCCGTCCATCTCGTGGACACCAGTCAGTCCATCCTCGTCTTCGATGAAGGCCATCGCTTCCTCCTTGCTCACGAAGCGAAGATTGTCAGGAACACTGGAGATTCCTGCCATCTCATCAGTGTAGTTGAAGGGCGAGGCTTCTTCGTCCTCGTCACCCTCATCGTCCTCACCATCGTCCTCGACTGCACCGATATTTTCCTCGTCTACATCCCACTCGGAGAGGTCGTCGGTCGATACCATGGTCGTCTCCTCGGTGGAGCGCCACTGACCATCCTGCTCCTCGTAGATGTCTACTTCAACTTCACCGTCTTCGACTGCCGAGATAGTGATGCCGTGAATGTCGTCATCCGTGACCCACATGCCCGGTTCAATCTCAGCAAGTTCGGAACTCTCAAGAGTTCCGGTAAAGGCCGACAGTTCTGCC